ATAAATAATAAATATCACAAGTAAAGTTTTATGTACACCCTATTAACAATTGCAGCAATCACAATTACAAGAAGAATTGCAGTTACATACTTCACAATTACATTTCATTTGATTTAAGTTTAATTTTAGCTGTTATTAATTTATATAATGAACCAATTCAAATTTACCACTAGGCATACCATATAATGAAATACTTAATGCTTTTTTTTGTGGTTTACCATTTTTAGTTAATCCAATTATAAAACTATGGGTTTCTCCTTCACCAGGTCTTAATCTATTATACTTACCACCCATTGTTATTTTTGTGAACCAATCATCTTTGTCAATTTCGAACCCACGCTTTTCTGCTTGTTCTCTAGCATAGTCAGCAGCCCCAGCTGCTGTATCAAAATATACATCATTTGATTCATTAATTATTTGTTTATTATTTAGATATCTTTGTTCTGATAACAAATTAACCTTTTGCATGTTTAATTTTCTGTCTATTCTTCTCATATTAATTTTTAATTTTTATCATCATTTAATGCCTTTTTTAAGTTATCAATATTATCAACACTTATTATTTCATCAAAACCTTCACTCTTTGATGGTTTTTCATATGATTTAAACATTCTATCAAAAGCTTGTGGTGGTATTGTTTTAGATTTTCCCATTCTTTTTGCAGCTTCTGCTCTCTTTGTTGCCATCTTCTTAATTATTTCTTCAGCACCAGAAAATTTAAAATCAACAGCCACTGTTATGTATTCACCTTCATTACCCTCAATTGCCGTTAAGGCACGTTTTCTAGCGGCTGAATTCATATTAGTCATATCAACAACAATATCTTTACCACTTGGGTGTGCATCAGAAACTCTTTTATTAAATAAGTTTTGAACTTTGTTATTAGCTTCAAATACTTTATCAAAAACAGTTTCAGCCCAAGTCATCCATGATGGAGATTCTACAATTTTACCATATTTTTTGTCAACTTCACCAACTTTAGCATCTGGTGGTGGACTTGCAAACATATCATCATACGTCCAACCATATCCTTTCGCAACCTCTTCAACAATATCATCTCTATTTATTATGTAAGCATTCGGGAAATTACTTATAATCCATGTTGATTTACCAACGGACGGTGGTCCAACCAATACCACTATTTTTCTTTTATTAATCTCTTGTTCATTAATTCTTTTAATCCTATTAAAAACATTTCTAAAATTATCAACAATTAAATTTTCCTTATTTTTAAGTATTTGTTTTTTTTCAGATTCAGTTAGTATTCTATTCTTCTTTCTCATATTAATATATTATCCTTACCGTAATTATAATCACTTATCGCTTTTTCAAAACCTCTAACAGTTTTTTCAAAGTTTAAAATTTCTTCCTCATTTAAATTAAACCATTCACCCCTTATCCTTTTATATGAAAAAAAATTATGTAATGACGTTTCTACCTTGCCATAATTTTTAACCTCATAATATGAAATGATTTTCAATTCACCAGAATTACCAGTCTGCAATTGCTTAACCCTATCTGAAACAGATTTTTTTGTCATACCAATCTTATATTCAAAATTAGTATTCATTATTAAATAAATATGACCAACACCCATAAAAAAGCTTTACTTATTGTTATTTCACACTATTATAATAAATATATGTAATAAATAAATAAGAATGTTTATTATTCACTTTAAAAAATTATCAATGGCTTATATTAAAAAAACAAAACCGTCAAAATTTAGGCAAGATTCTTATAATAGGCACAACGAATGGGGTATTTCAAGAATCAAAACTTTGCTCAAAAAAAAGGGATATAATATAATACAAAAAGAAGAAGATTTCGGTATCGACATTAAAGCCGATAAAAATGGTTTAATTTATCTTTTTGAAGTCGAAACAAAAACAGGTTATCCCTTCAAAGATAAAAAATCATTTAAATTCGAAACAGTTTCTTTTTTAGCCAGAAAATCAAAATGGGTCTCCACACCTTTTTGGTATATAATTATATGTAAGGAAACCGAATCATTAGTTTGCTGTAACAGTGATGTTATATTTAAGGAAAAATATAAAGAAAAAATAGCAATAAACTCTTACGAAAGAAAAGGAGTTGATGAATTCTATAGAGTACCTAAAGATTTATGTTATTGGCACCAATTATAATATAAAACAAATAAATAAGAAACATGGATAAAGTATTTTTAATAGATATAGATGGTACAATTTGCGATGATATCAAAAATGAAGATAGTCATTTATTTCCCACCGCAAAACCCTATAAAAATTCAAGAGAAACCTTAAATAAATGGTATGATGATGGTAATATAATCACATTTTTCACCGCAAGAGAAAGTAAGGATAGAGAAGTAACCGAACAATGGTTAAAAGATAATGGATTTAAATATCATGGTCTCATAATGGATAAACCAAGAATTAAGGATGGGCAAACTTATCATTGGGTAGACAATAGACCAGTCAAAGCAACAACATACTTGGGTAATTGGACCGAGTTAATTAAAGAGTCTAAAACAATCGAAATTTTTAAAAAAAATGATTGAAAATTAGTATATTTGTTTATTGGTGAAATTTTGGGTTGGTTCAGCAACCCTAAGTTGGGGAAGTTTTTCACTCAATAACCAATTATATCTAATATAATGTGGACTGAACGAAGGCAGATGCTCTATATATAAAATAAAAACACCCATAGGTAGCGATACTTACGAGTGCTTAAATAGCCATAGCTATAACGGCCCTAACCGTGTATTTTAAGGTATAAAACCAAACAAAAGTCTTATTTTATTTTATCAATAATAAATTTTTGTAATGTTTCGTATTTTGGTTTATATTCATTCATCAACCAATTGTTAATCATTTCTTTAAATTTATTATATAAATTCACTTCACACGAACATTCACCTAATGAATACCTATCTGTAAATAAAAAAACACCAGAACCATGTGTGGTACTTTCTGTAGATGTAAAATGAAACCAACTTCTATCTAATCTATATAATAGGTATTGAAGTTTAATTACATCTAAATTTTTTATTTCATCATATTTTTTTAATAAATCTGATTTATAACCTTGTTTTTCAATAAAGTAAGGTATATGTAATTCACCATTTTCTATTGAAATTTCATCAATATAAGCTATTTTATCCAATGCCGCTTCAGCCCAATAAAAAGCATCTCCAACACCAGGGGCATATGTTCCACCATCTGGTTTACCAGTATAATATATTATATCTTTTTCTTTTTTATAAAACTCATCATTACCATTACGTAAAACTTGTTCTAATTTTTTAAATTCTGATTTAACATAATCAACATCTGATGTTAAATTTTCATTTATAAACCCTTTGTTTTTAATATATTTTTCTTCTAATAATAAATTAACTTTCTTTAAATTTATTTTTTTGTCTACTTTTCTCATTTAAAACTAAAATTGTATTTATTTTTTAAGTTTATTAATCACATCATCAATATTATTATTTATATCATTTTCCCAAAACCTAATAAGAATGTATCCTTTGGTTTTATTCCGTGTTTTTTAAATCTATGATTACCTAAATTCTTTAAATTATCATATTCTTTTTCACATTTATTACATTTAAAATTTCCCATAAACAAATTGCTTTACACCTACATATATTATGTAGAAATAAAGCAAAAGTCTTATTTGATAAAGCTTTTTTATTAGATATAAATCAAAAAAGTAATATTGCCCTGTCGAATCTCAAATCAGCACTTACTTCAGCAATTCCATCATCATCCATTGATAAATCACCAAAACCAACATTAGTTAGCATTGTACCTTGAAGAAGCCATTTTTCAACAACAACCCCAGTTGGGTCAAGCATCTCAACTTCAACATCTTTTTTGTATCCAGCGGCATAACCTTGTCTACCAGTTATTGATTCAGAATGTAAACGTACCCACTCCATTATCGCTTGTGTTGCAGATGGACCAATAGGGTCTCTGAAGGTAACAGTAATACTTTCCCATGTAAATCTACCTAAAACCCAAGTTGAGGTGTTAAGAAATTGAACCTCAACCTCATTCTGCGTAATAGATGGTCTAGAAGCCGATGCTAACCACCACTCCTGTATACCCAAGTCCGAAGGAAATCTGATAAGCCACCTATTCTTTTTCTTCGGTTCATACGGTACGGGCATTTTCATTAATAAATCAGCCATAATGTTTTAAAATTTTTGTTTTTTTAATATTTATTATTATATTTGTGTTGATTGTTTGATTTGTTCAACAACTTAATTTATATATAAATATATTAAAAATAAAAAAATATGGATTTTTATGAATATTTTATAAATGACAATAAATCTGGTTATAAAACTAGACGAGATTGGTTAATTAAAAATAATAAACAATTATATGGTAATATATTGTCGCATTGCTCTGGAGAGTTAAAAAACATAACCCTTAAGGAACAAATATGGTGTTTTATTAATGGTGTTAAAAATATACCAAGATGTGAATGTGGGAATAAATTAAAATTTAAGAAATCCCTTAGAGATGGTTATGGTAAATATTGTTCAATAAAATGTACTAATAAAAGCAAAGGCCATAAATTAAAGGTAAAAAAAACAAATGAAAAGAAATATGGTGGGGTCTCACCATCTCATTCAGATGATATAAAGAATAAGATAAAAAAAACTAACCTAAAGAAATATGGTGTTGATAATATATTTAAGGATGTTGAATATATAAAGAAAAAAACACTTGAAAAGCATGGTGTTGAGCATATATCACAATTAATGTCAACAAAAATAAATATAGCTGAAACCAATTTAAAAAAGTATGGCGTTACGACACCACTAAAAAATAAAGATATAAGGCAATGTGGTTTTTATAAAAAGAAAATAAACTTTAAAGAAAAATATAAGACTCTTGAAATATTAAATGTTGTTGGTGATAATATATATATAAAATGTCCATCATGTTGTAATAATTATTCAATAAACAGAAGTGTCTTATACCATAGATATTTATTAACCAGTAACCCATGCACCATTTGCCACCCCAAAAAATCTGGTGTTTCAATCGGAGAAAAAGAATTAAGAGATTTTATTATTTCTCTTGATATTCCTTTTGAAGAAAACTATAGAGAATTAATTAAACCGCTGGAGGTGGATATATATGTACCATCAAAAAATATTGCAATTGAATATAATGGTCTTTATTGGCATTCTGAATCATACGTTGATAAAGATTATCATTTAAATAAAACCGAATTATGCAATGATAAGGGTGTTAAGTTAATTCACATATTTGAAGATGAATGGATTAATAAGCAAGATATTGTTAAATCAAGGCTTAAAAATTTATTTGGTTTAACAAGGGGACGAATATATGCACGTAAATGTGAGGTTAAAGAAGTACCAACAAAAGATAAAACAAAATTCCTTAATGAAAATCATATTCAAGGTGCCGTTGGTTCAAAATATAATCTTGGTCTTTATTATGAAGATGAGTTGGTTAGCATTATGACTTTTGGGGCTTATAGAAAGGTTCTTGGGTTAAATAGTAAAAAAGATAACTATGAACTAATAAGGTTTTGTAATAAAATTGATTTAACGGTGATTGGGGGGGCTTCTAAGCTATTTAAAAATTTCATTAGGGGGTACGACCCAAAAGAAATAATTAGCTACGCTGACAGAAGATGGTCAACTGGAAACCTATATGATGTGTTGGGGTTTAAATTTAGTCATAATTCAAAACCAAATTATTTTTATATTGTGAATGGTCTAAGACATCATAGATTTAAATATAGGAAGGATTTATTAATTAAGGATGGGTTTAATAAAGAACTCACTGAACGTGAAATAATGCTTAAAAGGAAGATATATAGGATATATGATTGTGGTACAATAACATATAAATTTAAAGTTTTTTCATAAAAATTAGGTATTGTAAAATATTTATTGTAAATTGCAGAACAATACAAAGGAAAAAATATATTAAGAGTTTAAATAAAAAAAATACTATGAAAAATTTAATTATTATCATAATGATTTTGTTACCATTATTTGGTTTTTCTCAAAATGAAGAGGAAAAAAGATTTATAGGTTATTATGAGAAAATGGTTACAAATAACCAAAGAGACATTATGTTTGATACAAATGCTTATGTTGCTTGTGGTATGGTTGAAAAACATATTACCAATACACAACTAATTGAATATCCAGTTAATGACGAAAAAACAAATACTAGTCTAGAATCACTTTCTGATTATTTTGAGTTTTTAGGTTTTAACGGTATTGAAGGTGGGTACATGACAATAAATGCTGTTATTGATACTGGTCAAACAGAAAAAGAAATGTTTGAACAATTACTTAAAAAAATTAACAGTAATGTGGAATTATGTTCCACTAATGGTAATGATTTCTTTAATATGTATGATATGAAAAATTATTCATTTAAAATATTCACTTCAGAAATAATTACTGGGGTTTATGAATATTTTGATGTTGATACGTTTGAGGATAAGGTTGTATATATGAAGGAAAAACATAAAATTTTAGTACTCGCATCATTTAACTATGAATATGAGTACTAAAATTTTAAATTAACTTTATTAGTCTCTTGGTTGAACACTTGGGGCAAGTCCAACATTTTTAGATGCATCACCAAATTTAGTTGGGTTAATTTGTTTTTTCACCCCACCAACTTTTTGTGATTTATCTTTAATAGCTTGTAATCTTTTATATAGCATATCTACAACCATCTTACCTGTACCAACCCCAAAATCACCATCAATATTAGATTTTCCTTTTTTACCATCTGGTTTATATTGTGTATATCCAGCATCTGCTAATTTTTGTTGTAGACTAGTTATTACATCTTCACCAAAATGGTCAGTAAAATATTTAATTGATGATTCACCAAGTTTATTACTTTCTAAAAATGTGGAATCAAATTTATTACTAGATAATACACTATTTAATTTACTTATATATTGGGCATATGTGCCATCTTTAATACTATCCCAAGTTGTACCAAGTACAATCTCTGCTAAGAAAAACTGTTGAAACCCATCTTCACCAAAAATAACATTTTTTTCTGCATCATTTAAAGATTTAAGGAATTTACCATGCTCAGTATCACTCATAACATCATAACCACTACCAACTATTGAAGTATCTTGGCCCATACTATATGTATCACCTTTTTCAATGTCCACTTTAGCTTGTTTAATCATTTCTTTACCTATTTGTGATTGATTTAGTGCTTTTGTTGCATCAACTGCACCAGCTTTACTTAAACTAGGGAATAACATAGCTGCAATCATCAACCATTCTTTTAGACCTTCATCCAATATTTCTTCATCAATGGTTTCTTCATCAATGGTTTCTTCATCCAATATTTCTTCATCCAATATTTCTTCATCAATGGTTTCTTCGTTTAATTGTTTTAAACTTTTTAAATACTTAGCCTTAGATGTTTTATGGTTAACCTTAGATTTTCTAACAATATTTTCAACAATATAATTTAATTGTTGTTCAGTAATCTTAATCTTTCTTTTCATAATAATATTTTTATAATTTAATATAACAATAAATATGATATAAAAATAAAAAAACCTAAATTAATAGGCTTTTTTATTGTTTATATATCATCAAAACTAGCACCAGTATTCATAATTACGAACTCAAGTGATATAAACTCTAAAGCACGGGTTGGTTTTAAGAAGATTTTACCACACAATTCATTTCTGTCAATAGATTCTGGGGTGTTGTCAAGAACCACTCTAAAATCAGTAAGACCTCTTTCAGACCTAATGTTATCTAAGATTGGATTAACAAGACCTAAGAATTGGTTTCTTACGATATCATCATTTTGTTCAAATAATAGTCTAATTGAGACAGCTGAAATAAGTTTTCTTGCTTGCAATAGAAGTCTTCTAACATTAATTCTATTAAGGGCGGTATCTTTAATTTGTAGTGTTTTATTACCCCAAATCTTAATACCCTCAGAAGCAAATGTTGCAATTGGATTAACCCTACCTTCATAGAGTGTGTCTCTTTCAGCAAGTGTTAGTTTCTTCCTAGCTTTAATTGCATTAACATCACCTCTTTGTATACCAGCAACGGCAAACCAAGGGAATGAAATATTATCTGTTAATGCTATGTTTCTAACAACGTCTCTTGTTGGTGGAACATATATAAAAACATTATTTTCGGCATCATTTATTTGAATCCAAGGCCAGTATGTGGCTGTATAGTTACTATCAAATTGGCTATCAAGTGTATCAATAACATCATCTGGTAGCAATACATCTCCAGAAGCATCAGTATCTGGTGTTGTCACAATATAAAATGAATCTGCTCTATCTTCTTCAACCATTTCAATACTTTCTTCAACAAGATTTGTATTTTCAAATGTGTCAATACCTGGAGTTGCAAATACATTAACATTTACAGCTTCTGGATTTTGGAACGTCCAAATAGCTTCCAAGTAAGCATAATAGTCAGAAGTTATACCATTGTCACCATTAGTTAATGCTCTACTAGCAAAGGCACCCGTACCACCACCAGATGTTGGTCCCCCCTTAACACCTCTGGTACCATTAATTGTATATGGGTCTGTATTGGTTCTTCTAGTTCTATATATATCCCATCCATCATATCCACCATATGGTGCAAATGTGAATTTTCTTGCATATATTTTTTCATAAGCAGTACCTTCAACACCATCTTCTGTTCTGAATTGAGCATTACCAGTGTCAAAAAGATAAACTGGACTATATGTGTTACCACTCGCATCAATAACAATTTCAACGTTGTCAATCGTTGCCCCAGTAGCGGCAATATCCATATGGAAACCCTTTGTAAGACCTGTCCACAGTGTTAAATCACTATCTGGTTGTCCTTTATAGTCAAAGAAATCCTGGTCAATACCTTTTGTTTCAGAAAGACCTAAATAGAATTTTCTTTTATTTTCAAATGCACCATAAGTTTGTTTATATTCAATACTTGGTGACAATACTGTTGTATTTGAGTTCGCTTGGTAGTCTCTTATAGGAAACCCTAAGAATCCAGCTGGGAAAGCATCTGAAGTATCAGATTCTTCTTCCATTTCAACAAGTATATAATTAGACCTTGATGCAAAATTACCATCAAGCGTACCAACCCTCTTAGCCACATAATTATTTGATGTTGGGTCCATGCTACACCTTGTAAATCTTTCTAACGCAATTGGTTTAGCATCTGTATCCGCATAACTTCTTATTTCAATATCAAACTCTTTTAAATCTAGTCTTATATTTTTAATAGAAATCTTAAATTGACTATTGGCGGCATTACCATCAGATATTGTCCAAAGTCTAAATAGTCTAAGAAGATTTGTACCTCTAAGTTCAGAAACAACCCAAGGGGTTACTGCTGGTTGATATTCTTGTTTGTATTCGTCAAAAGAATCCTCATAATCAATTAATGATGATATATTGATACCTCTAACTTTTTCATCATCAACAAAATCACCAAACATTCCACCAAATAATTCTTCAACAAATAGTGCCGTTTTACCATCTTTAGCACCTACACCAAGCACCCTAGTTATATAATTTTTCTTTGTAGTATCAAATGATAATGAATAACTAAATGCACCCGAAACTGTGGACGTTCCAGTTATACCAAAATCACCTTTTGGTGCCGTTTCTGCTTCGGTTATAGCTGAGTTAAAACCAATATCCGTTGACCCAGTAACTTCAAAATTAAGTGTTTCATCTGAATCATATTTACCTCTACTTCTAAGTAATGCCACTAATTTATTTTCAACTGTTGAATATCCAGTACCAGAATAGTGTACTGTTGCACCAGTTGTTATACCAGTTATTGTTGCACCTACACCTGGGTAATTTGACTCTGTTATTGTTATATCAAATGTTGCACCACTAAATGTGTCGCCTACTTTTTGGAATATAGCACCATATGACTTAGATGTTCCAGTATCAGAAACACCCAAAAATGCCAATTGATTATCCAATAGACTATTATCCCATAATGATTGTATCAATGCATCATTTGACACGACTGTTGTAACGGTTCCAGCTGTTGTTGCTGTATATGTTAGTAACGCACCAGTAAGTCCACCACCTGTTGTTCCTGTAGTTGTAACATCAAGTGCTGCATCAAGTGTAATACCCCAAGATAACCCAGCATCATAACCAGAAAACCCAAGAATTCTGGTTACAAATAATTGATTTGATTCAGAAAGATAAGATTTTGCTATATATGGTAATTCATATTTTGGTGCACCATTATCTTTTATTTTTGTTGCATTAAGTCCTCCGAAAAACGAAGTAAACTCATCATAATTCCCAATAAAAATTGGTTGGAAAGCTGGTCCTTGTGTTGTTTCACCCACTAAACCAAGTGTTGTAACACCAACTTGTCGTGTTACAAATGTTAGGTCTCTTTCTGATGTGTATATCCCTGGGCTCACAAATACTTTATCTGCCATTGTTTATTTTTTTTAATTTGTTTATTATTTCAATATGTTTGTTCAGTCCTCTTATATATTAGTATATAATTGGTTGTTGAATGGATTAACCCCTCTAGGGCCACTGAACCGACCCATCAATAATAAATATGTTCTAAAAAACCAAAAGAATTTTTTATGATATTTTAATATCATAAATAGTGTGACTTTTTTCTTACTTTTGTCATACTTATTAATAAAACACTTATGAAAAGGACTAAAAACCTAAAGATAACACCAAAAACACATGCAATATTAAAAAAATATTGTCAAAAAAATGATTTAAAGATGTTTGCATATGTTGAAACTTTGATAAAAAAAAATTGCATTAAACCAAAAGATATTTACGGAGAATAATCACCAACCCACTAATGCATTTGTGGCAGACTTAAAACCAAAATTATATAATTTTCTAAGCTTTGTTGGATTAACACCATATAATTCTTTAATTACATATGGTATGAAAATTTGTTTACTTTTAATCTTATGGGTCTTTTTATTATTAATTATTTCTATTAAATAATTTTCTTCTATTTCATCTTTTTTACTAATTTCTATTGCTGTTATGTCAGTGAGTCTAGTAAAAACAGATACAATATTACAATCACACCAATTATTATCTAACACATGTTCATATTTTTTGGGTCTTGCAAAAATTGAAATGTTTTCTGACACATTTGGTATATTTTCTAACATCCAATGTGATAGTATGTGATTTCTAACACCCCCATCATATAATATCATATCATTAAAATGAACACCTTCTACCGCAAGTGGTATACTTGCTGATGCATTAATTAACTTTAAAAAATCATCATATGTGTATTTTTCATCTTTTATGTTAACTATAAACCTACTACTACTTTTAAAATCAACAGAACCAATCCAAACATTTGGAAAATCACCATTTTGAAATCTTTTATACTCTTCTTCAGATACAATTTTATTTATGGTTGATAATAAATTATTTTGTGTCCCAAATGACGAATGTCCAAATATTGCTCTAAGCCTAGCACCTAAACTTAATTTATTTTTTCCGTTTATTGGTTTTTTATCAAATATATTATCAATTGTGAATGTTTGTGTAAACTCCCTTACTATATCCCATTTACGCAAAGCTATTGGTATGGCTAATATAGCACCAGAACTTATACCACTTATATCTGTTGGTCTATACCCTAAAATATTAAAAATGTAATCACAAGCACCAGCAAGACCAGATATTCTTGTACCACCTCCAGATAAATTAAGTATTTTCCTTATACCACCCACTTTGTTGTTTTATATTTAATTATTTTTTATTCTGTGATATTCTTTATTTTTGATTATGATATACGCTTCTACGTATGGTTTACTATAAGGGTAATATTTACACAACACACAATCGACACCTATTTCAATTACTTTTATTTTACCATGTAGTTTAGTTTCAATTTCTTTACCAGTTTTAATACTAGCTCGAATATACACTGTTACGTTATTCATATTAACGAACATTATATCATCTACTTTAATTTCTATATCTACATTTTTCTTCATTTTCCAAAATAATAAAATATGATATAATTTTTTAAATATATTCATAATATTTTATTTTTAATGTTTTAATTTATGTTTATGGTGGTGTATCTGTTACATAGTCAGCTACTGTTCCATTGTAGGCCGTCAAATCATTTCCCGTAGAACCTTCATTTGTCAATGTTGGGTAGCCTGTGATATCCGTTGGTACATCCCCAAATCTATAATAACTAAATGGACTATATAAAAAATTTAAGTCTATTGGTGTACCGCTATTATGAAAAGCTGAAATATTAGCAGATTCGTCACTATTCCAAAATGCCACATCGTCAATATATGCCATGTTCCCACTTATATTACTATGAAAACTTTTTCCTACCATTAATTTTGTATCATTGTTGAGGCTTGTGTACTCTATACTCCCAGACCATCCTGCACCATACAATGTAAAAGCACCCGTCTGCACTCCATTAATATATAGTTTGAATGCGCTAATGTTAGTACTATCTGTTCCATCCCAAACAACCGCCCAAGAAAACCAAGTTCCCGTTGAATTTGACCATTGCTTATACCCACGCACTTCGTCAGTTCCATCACCATAATATATGTAAAATCTATGATTATAAGAGTTCTGTCTCATGTACATGATTTTAAGCCTCCCACCTGTAGTACCGTCACCTCCAAAATTTAACAGTGGCCTTGGATTGTTAGCCGTCCATCCAGCAGTCTGTGTTGTTTTTGCCCATCCAAAAACAGACCATGGATTTCCTGTTGGCCCAGATGCTCTGTAAAAAGGATTATTGTTTTCTTGTCCTACTACATCA